CGCGACACCTAGCGGCAGGGTGGTAACTAAGGTTACCGCCTTTTTAGTATCGGGCGGCGGCTGGTAACTGTCGGTTACCGCAAGACGGGAAGGAAGATCATGGAACTGGTCAGCATCAGGGAGTACGCCAGGCGCATAGGGGTAAGCCACGTCGCGGTGTTGAAGCTCACCAAGGCTGGGACAATCCCCCTGCACAACGGCAAGATCAACCCCGTGGAGGCCGACCGCTGCCGGGCGCAACACTGCGACCCTGACAAACTGCGGGGCAGGATGTCCGCCCCACCAGCCGCACCGGTTGCCCAGACGGTGGCCGAACCTCCATCCGAAGTGCCGGCCGAGACCCCACCTCAAAAGAAGTCAAAAAACCGGAAGACACGTCATCGTCCTGTGGCAAAGCAGGTGGCACCGCCGCAGGCAGACTCCGACGATCCTGATGACACGGTGACGCCGAACCCCGGCACCCTGAACTCCCATCGTCTCCGCGGCGAGGAACTGAAAAACCGCCAGCGCGAAATATCGATAGCCGAAGCAGAAGGCCGCCTGGTGGATAAGGAGAAAACGAAACGGGCAGTCTTTGGCCTTGCTCGCCAGATTCGCGAGCACTGGCAGACGTGGCCAGCTCGAGTTGCCCCGATCATGGCCTCAGAACTTGGCATCGATGCGAAGAAGCTGCAGGCCGAGCTTGACCGCCGGATCCGTGAGCACCTTGCCGAACTGGCCGAGCCTCAGTTGCGTTTATGAGCGAACCCGAAGTTAGCGAACAGACCCTTGGCGATGTAGCACTCAACCCCGACGGGACATGGAACGGCCTGCGGGCACTGTCATGGCTGTCGGAGGTCCTGCACCCGGGAGCAAATGTCACGGAAGCCGAAATATCCGAGATGATCCGGCAGGAGAAGGAACGACGGTTGGCTGACCGTCAGGCTGACCGTCCGGCTCTCCAGCTCGACCTCATGCAACCGCCAGCAAACCCCGAAGACCTCAACGACCTCGACCCGGACATCCTGAAAGCGTGGTGTGACGGCATGCGCCCGGCGCCGGCCTTGACGGTCAGCCAGTGGGCGGACGAGCATCGCGTGTTGGGGAAAAAGACGTCCAACGAATCCGGCCGCTGGCGTAACAGCCGCACGCCCTACCTGGTCGAAATCATGGACTGCCTGTCCGAGTACCACCCGTGTACCGAGGTGTGGCTGATGAAGGGCAGCCAAACCGGCGGAACCGAGGCCGGTAACAACTGGATCGGCTACTCCATCCACCACTCCCCATGCCCGACGCTGATCATCTATCCCCGCGTTGACGACAGCAAAAACACATCGAAACTTCGCCTCAACAGTCTGATCGAAGAGACACCAGCAATCAGTGAGCTTATAGCGCCGGCCCGCAGCCGGGATAGCGGTAACACCACGCTGGTCAAGGAGTTCCCGGGCGGGGTGCTGAAGCTCGTCGGTGCCAACAGCGCGGCCGGCCTGAAATCCATGGCGGCAAGAAACGTGTTCGGCGATGAGGTTGACGAGTTCGCTGCAGACGTCCAGGGACAGGGCGACCCGATAGAACTGGCGCTGGTCCGTAGCCGCACATTCGGAGCAACCCGAAAGGCGTTCTTCGTCAGTAGCCCGACCATCAAGGGCGTAAGTAGGATCGAGAGAGGGTATAACGAGACGGACCGCCGCCGGTATTTTGTGCCATGCCCGCACTGCGGAGGCTATCAGTATCTGCAGTGGGCAGGAGTAGTATGGGACTCAGACGACAGCGGGCTACCGATACTCGACAGCGTGCGCTACCAGTGCGAACACTGCGGAGAGGGGATACAGGAGCACCACAAAACCGCGATGCTGGCCGCCGGAGAGTGGCGAGCGACGGCCGTTCCGGAAGACCCGGATAAAGTCGGCTTCCACCTCTCGGCCCTATACAGCCCGGTCGGCTGGTACAGCTGGCGGAAGGCCGTCCAGGATTTCACGGCAGCCAGAAGAAAGCAGAAGGCCGGGAACCCTGAGGCCATGAAGGTTTTTATCAACACCGTGCTCGGCGAGACATGGGAGGCGCAGAGCAACGCGGTCGACCACGAGGTGCTGTCTCAGCGCTCGGAGTCGATAGCCACCGTCCCGGCCGGCGGGTTGCTCATCACCATCGGCGTCGACGTCCAGGACAACCGGCTGGCTGCCATCGTCACAGCATGGGGCAGGGGGGAGGAGTGCTGGATACTCCATTACGACGAGCTGCACGGAGATCCTGACCGCCCTGAAGTATGGGCGAAGCTCGACGAGCAGGTGGTCAACCGGACATGGCAGCACGTGACCGGCGCCGAGCTGCATGCGGTATCTGTCGCTGTTGACTCCGGCGGCCACAAAACGCAGGCCGTCTACCGATATGCCCGCAGGCGGTCACCTCGCGTCATCGCCATCAAGGGGCAGGGCGAAGAGCAAGGCAAGCCGACTACGGCCGGCCGCCCGATCATCGGATCACCAACGCCTCAGGATATCGACTACCAGGGGGAGAAGATCACGGGAGGCGTCATGCTCTGGCCGGTCGGGACCAACACCGGATACGGAGTCATCAACAGCCGCCTGCAGATGCTCGAACACGGGCCTGGGTTCATCCACGTCCCTGCCGGCCAGGACGATGAATTTTTCAAGCAGCTGGCGTCCATGAAGGAGACCACGACGTTCAAAAAGGGCATCCCCCGCCGGGAATGGGTCCAGACCCACCGACGCCGCGAGGTCCTGCACTGCCTGATATACAGCTACGCCGCGGCCATCCGCGCCGGGCTAACCCGCATGAACTGGGACCAGCTAGAGCAGTCTGTGGCAAAGCCCCGTCAGACGCAGCCGCCGCAACGACGTCGCACCGTCAGCAGCAGTTTCATGGGATGATGATTTTTGGCGGGCGATTATTGGGAGGTGATTTTTCTATTGCTATCTGGTAAAAAACTGTGATAATGCGGTAAATCATTTTGACCGATACGTTTTGATAGCCAACCGGAGGGACGGACCATTGGCCTACACCCAGGCAGACCTTGACGCCGTAAAAGCAGCGGTCATCGCCCTCGCCACCGGCCAGCGCGTCACCTCCGTCACCTTCTCCAGCGGCAAATCCGTCCAGTACGGACCGGCATCTCTTCCTGACCTTCGCGCACTGGAATCCAGCATCGCCAGCGAACTTGGCGGGAAACGCCGTCAGCTACTGGTCAGCAGCCGGAAGGGCCTCTGATATGTCGACCGCCCTTGTCCCGGCAAATATCACTGACCGCCAACTGGCCAGCCTGAAACAGCAGGGCGTGCCGACCATCATCATCCCGCAAGCCAGCTTCGAAGGCGCCAGCCGAACCCGACGCATGGGAAACTGGGGTACCGGCAGTGCCGGTCCTAACTCCGTTCTGAACTTCGACCTCTCGACCCTGCGCAGCCGCTCCCGAGATTTCGTCCGCAACCACCCGCTCGCACAGGGCGCGATCGATACCTACGTCAGCAACCTCGTCGGTACCGGCATCGTCCCGCGCTGGAAAACCAACGGGCTTGTCACCGCTGAGCTGAAAGAGCGGGTACAGAAACGCTGGCTGCGCTGGACAGACCAGTCAGATGCTGAAGGTGCTTGCGATTTCTACGGTCAGCAGGCACTAACCGCCCGTACGGTCATTGAGTCCGGGTCTGCACTGATCCGCCGTCGTGTCCGCCGCCGCGAAGACGGCATGAAGGTCCCGCTGCAACTTCAGGTACTGGAGCCGGATCACCTGCCGCACACGATGAACCAACTGTCGGCATCGGGCAACGAAATCCAGATGGGCATCGAGTTCGACAGGATTGGCCGACGAGCAGCCTACCACATGTACCGCAGACACCCTGGCGACCAGTTCTTCAGCGGATTCGACAGCGCGTTGACCACCCGCGTGCCGGCAGAGGACGTGATTCACACGTTCCGCCCCATGCGGCCAGGCCAGATCACCGGCACCCCGTGGTTGACCTCCGTTCTGGTAAGCCTCTACGAACTCGACCAGTACACGGACGCCGAGCGTGTGCGCAAAAAGACGGCCGCCCTGTTCGCGGCCTTCGTCAAGTCACCGGCCAGCGGTGGCGGCGAGGTCGACCCGCTTACTGGCCTGCCGGTTCAACGTTCAGGAAACCGCGATTTTGTCGGTCTTGAGCCTGGCACAATCCAGTTCCTGGACCCCGGCGAAGAGGTTGAATTCTCGGCGCCTGCCGACATCGGGCAGAACACCATCGCCTGGCTGCAACAGCAGTTGCGTGAGATCGCCACCGGCATCGGCATCACGTATGAGCAGCTGACTGGCGACGGTTCGCAGCTCACGTTCAGCAGCATCCGGTTTCTGGTCAACGAGTTCCGCCGCCGCTGCGAGATGCTGGTGTTTCACTTGATGGTTTTTCAGGTCTGCCGGCCAGTCATCGGCTGGTGGATGGATGCGCTGGTCATGTCCGGGACCGAGCATATTCCGAACTACTGGTCCAATCGTGAGGAATACCTCGACGTTGACTGGCGCGGTCAGGGCTGGGAGTACGTCAACCCTGTCGATGATCGAATTGCCGAGCAGATGGACATCCGCAACGGGTTGGACAGCCGGCAGGGCATCGTCGCCAAGCGAGGCCGCGACGTGGAAGAGGTCGACCGCGAGATCAAGGAAGACAACGATCGCGCCGATGCCGCCGGTCTCATCCTTGATTGCGACCCACGCCACACCGCGAAATCAGGGGCGCTCCAGCAAGCCGAAGATCGCGCCGTTTCCGACTCTCCGGACTCCGGCAGAAACCAGGGAGGGACCAAGTGAAAAACCTTCGCATCGCCGAACGGCTGTTCAACACGCCGCTGATGATCTCCGAGGACAAGCTGAACGTCATCCTGCACGTGCTCGGCCCGCGATTCAACCTCGACCTGAACAGCCTGCCGAAGCAGGAAGCCCGAGAGGTTTCTGAACAGGAGCGCCGCCGGGCTGGCTACCGGGTCCAGAGCGGGGTCGGCATCATCCCCATCCATGGCACGCTGGTGCAGCGGGCCGGATGGCTTGACGCAGAGTCAGGTATCACCAGCTATGAGGCGATCCGCAGGGCGTTCGACATGGCGCTCGAGGATGACTCTGTGCGCGAAATCGTCTTCGATTGTGACAGCCCTGGCGGCGAGGTAAATGGCTGCTTCGATCTGGCGGACCACATATACGCCAGCAGGTCAGTAAAGCCGAGCACCGCACTGGTAAACGAGCAGGCTTATTCCGCCTGCTACCTGCTGGCCAGCGCGGCCGGGAGGGTGATCATCACCAGAACAGGCGGCGCCGGTAGCATCGGCGTCATCGCAACCCACATCAGCCAGGCCGGATGGAACGAAAAGACCGGGCTGGCCGTCACTCACGTCTTCGCCGGGGCGAGAAAGGCCGACTTCAGCCCACATTCGGAGCTATCAAAGGAAGCGCTGGACGTCCTGCAGGGAATGGTTGGCGACACCTACGAGATGTTAGTTGACGCCGTGGCCAGATATCGCAACATGACAAAGCAGCAGGTCATCGAAACCGAGGCTGGCCTGTTTGTCGGAAAGAAGGCGCTGGCCGCAGGATTGGCGGACGAGGTGTCCGCCGTCGACAAAGCGCTGGGGAAAATTGCCGCCAGAACGAAAACAGGAACTGCCCGGCAAGTGTCCGCGGCAGCACGAAAGGAGAGTCAGACCATGAACGTTGAAGAACTTCGCCAGAATCACCCCGATCTGGTCAGCCAGATTGAAGCCGATGCCCGTCAGGGCATGATTGCGCAGGCCGCCCACGATGAGGCGCTGCAGGTCGCCCGACAGGAGGGAACCACGAAGGCCCAGGCCGACGCGACGGCTGCCGAGCGTGCAAGGATTCTGGCCGTCCATGCCGCCTGCCAGGCGAATAACGCTGGTCCGATGTTCGCCCGACTGGTGGAGGATGGCTGCAACGAGCAGCAGGCCAACGGCCGGATACTCGACGCCATCGCCATGCGCAACGAGGACAACGACGTTTCCAGCCGGCACAGCGGCGGACCGGCAAATGCAAAGGCGGCCATCGACTATAAGGCAGCCTACGAAAACGTGAAATAGCACGCCTGGCCAGTCAAAAAATTTGAACTACAGGTAACAACAATTTAACGGGAGGACATCATGGCAGAGCTGGTTGAAGGGAAATACGCGGGCGAGTTTATCGCCAGCGAGGCGAACGGGAGCCGGTCCCGCGAAGTCGTTACCATCGCCGAGGGCGAAGTTCTGGAGGCCGGGACCGTTCTTGGCCAGGTCACCATCGGCAGCAAGTACGTTGCGCTGAATCAGGACGCGGACACTGGCGAGGAAGCCGCCGCCGCCATCCTGTACGACAACGTGGACGCCACCGACGGCGACGTGGAGGCTGTCGTTATGATCCGCGATTGCGAGGTCAACGGCAACGACCTGACCTGGCCTGCGGACATCGAGGCCGGCGAGAAGACCACCGCCGAAGCCGAACTGGCTGCGCTGGGTATCATCGTCCGGTACTGATCTGTAAGAAAACAGATCTAACAACATTTTTCAGCGGAGGACATAAATCATGGGCAACGTGCTTGACGTTTTCAACGGCGATGCATTCTCGGTCACCAGCCTGACCGACAGCATCAACAAAGTTCCCTTCGTTCCCGGCCTGCTGGGGCGTCTCGGGATTTTCGAAAGTCGCAGCGTGGCCACCACGCAAGTGCTGATCGAAGAGAAGGACGGCATCATCTATCTGGTAGCAAACACCCCCCGCGGTGGGGCAGGCCAGCAGAACAAGACCGAGAAGCGCAAGGCCCGCAGCCTGGTCATCCCTCACCTCCCGGCCGAAGACCGCATCCTGGCCGATGAGATCCAGAACGTTCGTGCTTTCGGTTCGGACAACGCGCTGGTCGGCGTGCAGCAGGTGGTCGACCAGCGGTTGACCACCATGAGCCGGAGCCTCGACGCCACGATTGAGCACCTGCGCATCGGCGCCATCAAGGGCATCATCCTCGACGCCGACGGCAGCACTCCGATCTACAACCTGTTCACAGAGTTCGGAGTTTCGCAGGAGACCGAACAGGACTTCGATCTCGACAACGCCAACCCGGCCAGCGGGGCGGTCCGCAAAATGTGCGCGAAAGTCGTCAGGCTCATCGCCACCAACATGGGCGGGACTCCGTTCATGGGCGTGCACTGCCTCTGCGGCGATGCGTTCTTCGATGATCTCGTCGCCCACCCTGAATGCCGTGAAACCTACCTCGGGCAGCAGGAAGCGGCCGAGCTGCGCGGCGGTTACGCCTACGGGAAGTTCACCTACGGCGGCATCGTGTTCGAGAACTACCGCGGCAAGGTCGGCACCGTCGACTACATCGACACCGACAAGGCGCATTTTTTCCCCACCGGAGCCCCTGGCCTGTTCCTCAACTACTTCGGCCCCGCCGACTACGTGGAGACCGCCAACACCCTTGGCCTGCCGAAATACGCCAAGCAGGCTCCGGACACCCGGTTCAACAAGTTCGTGGACCTCGAAGCGCAGAGCAACCCGCTGCCGATCTGCACTCGCCCGAAGGTTCTGATCAAGGGCAAGCGGACCTAACCTGCGGACCTGACCTGATTCACTGAACCCGTTTAACCAGGCGGGGCCTTAACCGGCCCCGCCACATCAAGGAAACAGATGAACGCATTCGACGCAGCCGCCAGCCTCATGATGGATGATGAAAACATCACCGTCGAAGCCACGTACACGCCATCCGGTGGCGAGCCCGTGGATCTGAGGATATCGGTCGAGCGAGACGTTCAATCCCTGCCGCAGCAGCTAAAGTCGCAATCGGTCAGTGGCAAGACCGAGATCGAGTTTCTGGCCTCGACCGGCATAGCGCCGAAGCGAGGAGACATGATTCAGACCGATGCTGAATCGTGGCAGGTTCAGGGTCTGGAGAGTAATGACGGTCATTTTATCCGGGTATCGGTGAAATAGTGGCAGAGTCAATCGCCCGCATAGATACCAACGGTATCGAGGAATTCAAGGCCGCGCTGCTGGGAATGAGCGCCGCCAGCGGGCCGAAGGTTCGCGCCGCCCTCGCCGAGGAGTTGCGGGACGTCCAGGATGCCATGCGGGCGAACGCCGGTCGCAACATGTACCAGCGACAGCGAGGTTCGGATTTCAAGAAGTCGATTCGCAGTTTTGTTTTCTACCGGACGAAAAAAAACATCGACCTCGACAAGGTCGGCGGCGCGGTCAAAGCCTACGGCGGGTTTTGGATTGCCCACGAAACCGGAGCCGTCATCACCCGCGGACCAGACAAGTGGCTATTGATCGTCCTGCCGGAAGGCGCCAGGGAGTATGGCGGAAAGCGACGGAACAGATACCCCGTAGGGACAATCGTGCGGCCCATCGGCGAAGACATGCTGGGAGTATTTCGCCCGCTGAAAACGAAGATGAAGCTTCTGGCGATACTGAAGAAAGTAGTCACGTTGCGGGCCAGGCTTGCCCTGACATCAACCGGCCTCAATGCCAGCCGAAGCATTGCCCGCAACATGGTGCGGCAGATAACGCTGGGGAGGTAATCAATGCCGACGCCCGTAAGAAAACTCTGGCTCGATGCCCTGCTGGTAAAAATACAGGTCCTGTTCAATTACGCGATGTTCGCCGTCCCCAGCTATGTGCCGGAAGACCTGCCGGCCTGCACGCTGTGGGACGACACCGAGGATGGCGTAAATGAACAGTACGGCGAACAGACGGTCGACACGACGGTAAACATCGAGGCCCACGCCGAGGCCACGGACGCAGGGGCAACCGTCGCCGAACAACAGGCAGCATTAAACGCGCAGGGTCAGGAGATGCTGGCAACGCTCATCAAGGCCGCAACTACTGACGGCAGCCTCGGCGGGCTCTGCGACTCCATCACTTACGTTGCCGGCGCGGTCCAGTACCCAGGCGACGGGCAGGACAACATCTCGGCCGGCATCACGATCCGCGTGCGCTGGCGGCATAAAACCGGCGACCCGTACACGGCGGGTGCCTGACACTTAACCGAAAGGAGATCCACCATGGGAACCACCAGTAACGGCGCCCTGCATTACGAATCCGGCCAGCAGTTCCAGCCCTTCGAGGCCATGTCCACGGACGACAACAAGACGTTTGAGGCGAGCTTCGCGCCGTTCAGCGGTCGCTCAGGTTTCGAACCGGTCATCCGTCCCTACGGGCTGGCAACCGGCGGCGTCGTCACCCCCACGTCCGGTCAGAACGACCAGGTCGACGTCGCGGCCCTGACCGCCTACATGGCCGGCAATGTCGGCGCCGACTCCGACGGCCTGGTGTCCGTAGCAGCGGACGGCGGCGTTGAGATTACCCGCGCCGTGGCGACTGACACGCACATCATCAACTCGATCACCGTTGACGATAGCGGAGCCGTCGCGGTCATCGCAGGTACCGACGGCACGGCGTTCAGCGAGACGCGCGGCGCTGCCGGCGGCCCGCCGTTCATTCCGGTCGGCAGCATCGAGATCGGCCAGGTACGACTCTCCAGCAACGTGGCGGCGCCGGTTACGGCTGGCGAAATCTACCAGGTTCCAGGCACACATCTGGAGCGCTGGGATTTCCCGGTTATCCAGCGCACCGAGTCGGCGTTCGGCCAGATCGTTTTCGCGGCCGAGCTCCCCGAAATCCACACCGGAGGCGTGCCGAAAAAGGTTTTTGTCAAGGGCTACACGCCGATCTTTGCCGAGCTGTCGCGGGTCCGCGATTTCGTCCCGGCTGAGACCAGCCACAGCGTCAACTCAACCGACTATTACGACGGGCCGCTGGGCAGCGTCAGCGCAACCATCGGCCAGGGTTCGTTCGTCGCCGCCCTGACTGACGGGATCACGGACCCCATCGTCCAGCTCAAGAACCAGAGACTGTGGTTCAAGTGGTTCCAGGACCGCAACCGCTCGGCTCACGTTCTGACCCAGGGAGTTCTCGGCCTCGGTCGCACGTTCCCGGTCAACGACCACACGCAGGGCAACTTCACGATCAGCGCCGAAAGCGCAAGCACCGACAAGGCCTCCTGATGATGCAATGGCCGGGGAGGCGTGGTGAACCTCCCCGGCCGGATTTTTCACCGCTCGCATAAAACCAGGAGACACCTGCCATGGCATTCAATATCCAAAAATTTCAGCAAACACACTTCACCCCCCGCGAGGTTTCCGTTCCGGTTAAAGACCTCGCCGTTTTTTTCGCGGCCGGAGAAGATCCTGTGTTCAAGGTCCGAGGCCTGACCGGGGCCGAGCTGGCGCAGGTCAACGAAGCCGTTTCCAGAAACAGAAGCAAGGCCGCCATCGTTGAGGGGTTGCTGAGCAAGGAGCAATCCAAACAGGTGGAGGCCATGCGGGAAATCCTCGGTATCGGAGAAACCGTCCCTGACGACCTGGCAAAAAGGCTAGAGATGCTGGTGCTCGGGAGCGTTGATCCTAAGATCGACAACCCGACTGCCGTCCGTCTGGCCGAAGCGTACCCCGTTGAATTCTACTCGGTAACCAACACGATCACAGAACTGACCGGCCTCGGCCAGACGCCGGGAAAGCCCAAGCCCTCTTCAGGGAGCCGGAAATCCAGCTCGCGCTCGAACTCTGCCACCTGAGGGGGGCGTTCCTGTTCCAGGTCCGGCCGGACCTTTTCCCTGCTGGATTCTTGACACCACTGGAAGCGGAATTGTGGGGTCTTTACTACGAGGCGATGCCGAAGCGGAACAAAAGGTAACAGAACACAGGGGCGGCCGTGGCGGATACTAAACAAACAATTGATATTATCTTTCAGGGTGTAGATAAAACCACCGCCGCTATTTCATCGGTCATCGGCAACGTCGAGCGCGGCGCCGGCAAACTCAGCGACCTGGCCGAACCGATAGCCAACGTCACGACCGGGATATTGAAGTTCGAGGGGGCTATCCTCGCCAGCGGCGCGGCCCTGACGTTGTTCGCCATCAAAACGGCCGGAGACTTCGACGCGGCGTTTCGCGAGATCGCCACGATCATTGACGTGCCGATTGAGCAGCTGGGGGAGTTCCGGCAATCCATCCTTGATTACGCGAACACCAGCACGCAGCCGCTCGACCAGATCACGGCCGCTATTTACGGCGCGATTTCTGCCGGCGTGGATTACTCTGATTCGATAGCCGCCGTCAGCCAGGCCGAGAAGCTGGCCGTCGCCAGCAAGGCAGACCTTCAAGACACGTTGGTTCTTCTGGTCTCGTCTCTCAACGCCTACGGCAAGAGCGCGGACGACGCCGAAGGGTTTTCCGACGCCCTTTTCCAAACCGTGAAATATGGCCAGACGACGTTGCCTGAGCTGGCCAGCAGTCTGGCACAGGTTACAGGTCTGGCGTCAAGTGCCGGGGTACCGTTTGAAACCCTGCTGGCAGCCGTCGCTGCCCTGACCGCCGCAGGTCTGCCCACGAGCCAGTCGATCACCAGCATCAAGGCCGCACTCAGCAACATCATCAAGCCGAGCAGCGAAGCCGCGAAACTGGCCGCCGAACTCGGCGTTGAGTTTAACGCCAGCGCCCTGGAATCAAAGGGGCTGGAAGGCGTGTTGCTGGACGTCGCCAAAGCGACCGGCGGCAACGTGGAAACCATGGGCCGGCTCTTCGGATCCGTCGAAGGCCTGAACGCTGTGCTGACCCTGACCGGTACCGGCGCGGAGAAGTTCGCCACCTCCCTTGAGGCAATCCGTAACAGCAGTGGCGCAACGGAGCTGGCATTCGGTGACATGGTGGAGGCTCTATCCTTCGGCAATCAGCAGATCGAGAACACCCTGAAAACGATGCTGACGGCCATAGGCACCCCCCTGCTTGACGAATTCGGGGGCATTCAGCAGGCCATCGCCGCCATCTTCCAAGCTATCGGCAGCAGCGTTGATTCCGGCGCTCTGGGTGAATTTGTGCAGCAGATCGAGGTGCTGGCCCAGCAAGCAGCGACCACGCTTCAGGAAGTCGCCCGCAACCTGCCGCAGGCCCTGGCTGACGCGGACTTTTCCGGCTTCATCGACGGCCTGAATGTGGTGAAGAAATCGATTCTCGACCTGTTCGACGGCGCCGACCTGACCACCGCCGAGGGGCTGAAGAGTGCTATCGAAATCGTCGGCAATGGCTTCATGACGCTCAGCACGTTCACCGGCAGCGCCATTACCGCCATGGGGCCTTTTCTGGAGATGCTGGCCAAGCTGGCGGGGTTTGTGGCCGAACTCAACCCTGCACTGGTGATGATCGCCGGAGGAATCGGCGGCATTGCCGTAGTCGCGGCCCCTGTCCTCTCAGTGCTTGCGAATCTGAGCGGTCTGTTCTCTACCCTGACCGGATCGTCTACGGCTCTGCTCGCCGTTCTTGGCAATCCTGCAACCGTAGCCATAGCCGCCACTGTTGCGGCCTTGGTTGCTGCCGGGATCGGCGTCAAGGGCTTGGCCGAAGCCAATAACGAAGCCACCAAGGCGGCCGACCGTGCTGCTTCATCGGCGGCGAACCTGGCCGATAAATTCCGGGATATTTCAGAGGCCACTGGTGTTGCCGTGGAAAACAACGACGACCTGCGGCGGGCTGTCACCGAGGGGAAAATTCACTTTGATGCAGCCACCGGGTCATGGAAAGCCGGCGCCGCGGCTCAGCGTGACTATGCGGCAGAAGTCGAGGCTGCAAAACAGAAGTCCTACGATTGGAATAAGGTCCTGGCTGAAATCACCGACAGTCAGGGCAATCTGATCGGCGCTCTCAGCAGAACAAATGACGCCGTGAAAGACAGCAAGCAGGCCGCCATTGATGCAGCAGCCGCCTACCATGAGCTGCGAGGCACAACGCCGGAACTCGCCCGTCGCATGGCCGAGCTTGCCGAGGGCGACAAGGCCCCTTTGCAGGTCGTGTCAGACAAGATGGACGCTGCCCGCGATTCCACTGAAAAGCTGCAATCGAAAATGCTCGAGCTGGCCAGCAACGAGAGAATTAAGGGCATGGAGTTGACCGTAGATTTGAAGCTCGCTCAGGTCGCAGCCGACACCAAGAAGTTCGAATCCCTGATGGGCAGCATAACTGCAAGCGTGGAAAACACTGGCGAAGTTCTGCTTGGCCTCACCTCGACAATCGACGAGATATTCAAGGGTCCATCGAACAAAGCACGGGACCTGATCACCAGCGTCATTGAATCAGAGAACAAACGCCGAGACGCCCTGATTCAGGCTCAGATCGACAACCTGGAAGCGCAGACGAGGGCGCTTGAGTTGAGAAACGACATGATCAGCCGAGGTGACGCGGCCATCAAAATCAACATGGACGGCGTCGAGCCCGAGCTTGAAATGATCATGTGGAAGATCATCGAGCGTGTCCAGATTCGCGTGAATGAGGAAGCCGCCGAATTTCTGCTCGGGGTTCCGGGAGCGTAACCGATAGGGTGTAACCGATGATTGGACTATCCGCCAAAACGTTCGACCTCGACGGCTGCCTGATGATTCTGCAGGGCCGCATCGAAGACCCGCTGAATCTCGGCCGGCGGGTATCCCGCGTAGCGACACTTGACGGCGGGGCAGAGGTAACGGACCTAGGATTCACGCACGCCGACCGGACGTTCCGGGTTCAGGTTCCGCAGGTCAGCCAAATTGATGCCGACCGGGCGGCGTACATGCTGCAGACGTACCCGCAACTGATGCTGGCCACCGCCGAGGGGATGTTCCTGGTGTCGCCAGAGGGCATGAGCGTTCGAGGTGGCACGCTGAGTTTGACATTGCTGGTGACCGAAAAATTGGCATAGACCAGGGCGCAGCATGCTGAGCCCATACGAACGGAGGATCACACCATGACCATGTCCCTCTCCACCGCCCTGCGCAACACACGCGCGCAGGACATTGTCGATGCCATCGACGCCGGCGCCACGCCCGGCACTATGGAGATATACACCGCCCCGCGGCCGGCCACCGGAGCTGCAATAACCACCCAGACAAAGCTCGGAACGCTCACGTTTTCGCAACCCTGCGGCACGGTGGAAGGCGGCGTCATCACCCTGAACGCCATCACCGGCGACGAGGCGGCCGATGCCAGCAATACCGACCCCGGCCTGTGGTCCAGGGTCAAGGACGGCGACGGGGACTTTGTTATTGACTGGGACGTGAGCGAGCCCGGCGGCGGCGGCGACGTGATCATCAATACCATCAACATCGTCGAGGGCGGCCCGATCAGCACGGTCGGACCGCAGACGATCACCGAAGGCGGGGCGTAGGCCATGGCTAAATTTGCCGATCGCGTCAAGGAGACCACCAGCAGCACAGGCACCGGAGCCATTGGTCTGGCCGGGGCCGTCGACGGTTTCCGATCATTCGCATCCGCCTTGGACAACGGCGACATGGTTCCCTATGTCATCGAGGCCGGGAACGGCAGCGACTGGGAGACGGGCCTGGGCATTTTCGCCACCGGCAGCCCGGCGACGCTTACCCGCACCACCGTCACCGCCAGCAGCAACGCCGGGTCCGCCATCGATTTGCCGGCCGGACAGCATACCGTCTATCTGGGGATGATCGCAAGAACCGCCCGCGACATCGACTATACCAGCCCGGCGACCATCACCGGAGCCACCAGTATGACCGCCGCTGGCGCCGTCGGGCGACATCATGTCTGCAGCGGCACCACCGCCGACTACGAAGTGGATCTGCCGACCAGTGGTCTGGCGGTCGGTGATTTGGTCAGTATTGAGATGTCTGGGGCGCTGACAAAGCTGGTTACGATCGACGCCGGGGCATCGGCGCTGATCGATGGCGAGCGCTACCGGGTGCTGTGGGCCAGGGAAAGTTGCGTGCTGAAATGGGACGGGACGGCGTGGACGAAGGTGGCAGGGCGAGGCATACCTATGTTTGCACACCTAGCCAACAATGCGTCAAACAATGTCGAGGCTCCAAACATCACCGTGACGAAGGTTCCGGCAAACAACAACTTGGGTGCTGCTGTCAGCAGTATGGTGGATGTTTCAACCGGCAAAATTAACATCGTCCGGCCTGGTAAGTACTTCGTGGAGTTTAACGCCACTATCACTGGGAACAACTCAGGAACTGGCCAGACAGCGTTCACGGCCGATTTGTTCGTCCAGCCGAGGGTTTACGATGGCGCGGTGTTGATTGCGTATTCTCCACAATATGGCCGCACCGGGGCTGTAAATCAATACAACGCTGACAGCATGGTTACTCGCCAGTTGGCTGCCGGTGCTAGCCTGGAGCTTAAAATCTATCCGCAGAATCTTGGCTCGGCACAATCGTTTTATATCTATTGCCAGGCCGGACGCAATTTTATAAAGATCATAGAGGCCGAGGTCTGGTAACCATATGAGTTTCGGCGGCACACCATACGCAGCCGCTCCACTCGGCGCGACATCCGGCCAGGCCGACGACAGCCGGCGGGTCACCATTGCCGCCGTTACGCCGCTCCCGGTAGCCAGTCTGGCTCTGGACCACGGCGTGCATTTTGATATTGTCGTTTCCGCGACCACCGATGCGCCGATCTCCGGGATGTCGTTGCGTTTTTCACCGGCGATATCAATTGGCATCCTGTCATCAACTCCGGCACCATCG